GGCATATACAAGTCACTTGAGAAGAGAGCGAACCTGCCCGGTTCAATGACATTTGAAACAAACGGCACACAGAAACTCATAGAGCCATTCAAGCAATGGATCAAGGACATTCCAGAGGAGATATTCTTCAGTGTGAGTCCCAAACTGTTCACTGTGTCAGGTGAGAAGCCTGAAAAAGCGATCAAGCCTGAGAACGTGAAAGAATACGCAGAATGTAGCGACAGAGGACAATTGAAATTTGTAGTCGGCGATGATAGGAAACAATGGGAAGAACTTGAAAACACTGTGCAAAAATTTAGAGAAGTAGGAATAAACTGGCCAGTGTGGATCATGCCAACAGGTGCAAGGGAAGAGGAACAGACCGCTACTGCTGGTAAAGTGGCTGAAGAGGCATTCAAAAGAGGATACAACGTTTCGGCGAGAGTTCATGTGTATTTGTTTGGTAATGCAATTGGCACATAACAGTAGACTAAAAGGTAAAAATAAGGTATAATAGTAGTAGTATGAAGGTAAAGAAAACAGCAAAGACAACTATAAAGAAAAAGAACACAAAGAGTTCCAATAAGAAAAAGAGTGAAGAACCGATCGTAAAAGTTTTGAATTTGAATGTGAATCCAGAGAATCCTAGGAACGGTTTCTTTGAACTGGATTGGAATGATGAGTTCGTGAACATGTTACAACAGTCTGGATACCAAGGAAATTCAGAAGAAGAGATAGTAGACAGGTGGTTCCAAACACTATGTAGGACCATAGGAAATGAACAAGGTATAGACGTCACTGGATCTGGCTATGTGCAGATCAACAGAAGAGACGACGGCAAGACAGAGGTGTCGTAATGGCACACATTCTCGTAGACACAGCAAACACATTCTTCAGGGCTAGACACGTGATCAGGGGTGACACTTCTGAGAAGGTGGGCATGGCAATACACATCATGATGAATTCCATCAAGAAAGCATGGCAAGACTTTGAAGGTTCTCATGTTGTTTTCTGCCTTGAGGGCAGGAGTTGGCGCAAGGATCACTACGCACCCTACAAGAGAAACAGGAAAGAGACCATAGATGCCATGTCCGAAAAAGAGAAAGAGGAAAACGAAGTGTTCTGGGAAGTGTATGATGACTTCTGTGATTTCATAAAGACAAAAACAAATGCAACAGTATTAAGAAATGCAAGGACAGAAGCGGATGACCTCATAGCAAGATGGATAGATAAACATCCTGATGAACACCATGTGATCATAAGCACAGACAAGGATCTGAATCAACTTGTTACATCTACCGTGAAACAATATAACGGTGTAACTGAAGTAACACTCACTAACGAGGGGTGGTTTGACGCAAAGGGAAATCCTGTGATAGACAAAAAATTAAAGGCACCAAAGCCTGCGCCTGACACAGAATGGATGATATTTGAAAAGGCCATGAGAGGGGATCCAAGCGACAACATATTCTCAGCATACCCAGGAGTGCGTACGAAAGGCACAAAGAACAAGATTGGCCTGCAAGAAGCCTTCGCTGACAGACGGGAAAAAGGTTACACATGGAACAACTTGATGTTAAGCAAATGGGTAGACCATGAAGGCAAAGAACACAGAGTTCTCGAGGATTACGAAAGAAACAAATTACTAGTGGACTTACACGCACAACCGGAGGCAATAGTAGAAGAACTGGATCAAACGATTGCACAGGCAAAAGCAGAGAACAAAAGCATAGACCAAGTTGGAATCAGATTCATGAGGTTCTGTGCCAAGTACGATTTAAATAGGATTAGTGAGCAGGCTCAACTTTATGTAGAGCCTTTTAATGCGAGGTTAGTATCATGACAGTACGTGCAAAGACCCTAGTCAAAGACAAGTTTTGGATAGTCGAGCAAAACGGCCAGAAGTTAGGTACCCTTCAAAAACAGGCGGACAACGGTTGGATCTTCCTAAGCAAACAAGACAAGCGTCAAGTGTTCCACACACAGGAGAGCCTGTTCACTAAATTTGGATTTGGCATATTTGACGAATCAAATGTGCAGAAACCTGAAGAGGAGATTCAAACAGACAATTTTGATGTACACGGTTACCCTTGTAGCCAACATCCTTACAATCCAATGTTTGATGTGCAGAAGCAGTTGCCGGTGTACACAAAGACACCCAAGAGCAAAAGCCAGTTCTGTGCAGGATATTACATAATCTGTTTCGAGAAGGGTTGGCGTAAAGCATATTGCCCTAAGATGATAACGCTTTCGAGGTACGAATACAAAGGTCCAATGAAGACCAAACTAGAAATGCAACAGGTATTGAACAATGCAGTCAAAGAATTCCAAGATACAAACAAGACCTATTGAAGATCTCGTAGGTAGGATCAGGACGCTACGCCAAAAGGGTGAACGTCAGATAGTGATTCCCGCCAAGGAAGCGGATCAGTTGGCCGACAGCCTCACACAGGTTATGACCCGTATGGTAACAATACAGGAAGAGATAATTGAGGCACTCAAAACAGCCAGAGAGGCACAAACCATAAACATAGAAATGGACGGCGGAGAGTTCAAGTCCAAGTAGCCCACCTAAAATTTTGGTAAATATAGTTGTAGGAGAATCTCAACTATGAGCAGACCAAAACCCACAGTGCTGTTGCAACACAGCAATAAATCCACCTTCAAAATGGACGAGGTCCTAGCGGCGGAAGGCATCTGGGCGGTCTTCTATGATGGTAAACCAATCAACCTGAAATCATCAAGTTTGGTGGCGAACTATCCTGGTCCAAAGTACAAGAAAGTGTCATTCTCCAACCCTGGACACGCAGAGAACCTGGCCAAGAAGTTGAACGCACAACACAACACAGACAAGTTTGGTGTTTACCTTTTGAAGTCAGGCGAAAAATTTTCAAGATAAAAACACTCATTAAATAACAGCATGGATCGTAAGACAGCCTACACTCGAACATTTATGGAATTATTGGAACAACCAATACATGACGAAACTATAAAGAACAATTACTACGCATGGTGGCAGAATGTCCGTGAAAGTTACCAGGCAAGATCGCTTCGCCTTACCAAACAAGGTCTAGAGATGTTGGAAAAGTTGGATCTCAAGACCTATGACATCAAATTTCCTGCAAAAGTTATATTCACTCCACAGACATACCTATGGCTGGACGAGTTCGTTGACTGCCCATACTTCGTTGACAAGAAAAAGATCATAGTGACCATGGAGAAAATGGCATTACAACTGATGCTTTTCGCTGGAGATATCACAAAATACGGACTTGCAAGGGCAATGAGCAAGATGGACGAACAAAAAAGCCAATAAAACTGCGATTTTTTAGCCAGATTTACCAGGTTGACGTATAACACAATCCTGCTATAATGATATTATAAACATTTAAACAGGAGTGTACTAAATGGCAAGAGCTAAAAACAAAGAGGCGGCAGTAGGTTCGCAAAACAGAACAGTTTCACCCAACGAGGCGAAATCAGCATTAACACATTGTATCAAATTACAAAGACCCATAATGATGTGGGGCGCACCAGGTATTGGTAAATCCGACATCGTAAAACAGATCGCAGACGCAGAAGGCAGAGATGTTATTGACATCAGACTTCCTTTGTGGGAGCCAACTGACATCAAAGGTATTCCTTATTACAATTCAAAAGAAAACAACATGGTTTGGGCAAGTCCGGCAGAACTGCCAACTGATCCTAAATCTAAAGCGATTGTTTTCTTGGACGAGTTGAACTCGGCGGCTCCGGCAGTACAGGCGGCGGCTTATCAGTTGATCCTAAACAGAAGAGTAGGACAGTATCACCTACCAGAAGGCGTGTCTATCGTGGCGGCGGGTAACAGAGATTCAGACAAAGGTGTCACTTACAGAATGCCGGCTCCGTTGGCAAACAGATTCGTACACGTAGAACTTAGAGTGGACTTCGAGGACTGGTTGCAATGGGCAACTAATGAACACATTCACGCAGATGTCGTAGGTTACTGCACATTCGCAAAACAAGATTTATACGATTTCGATCCTAGAGGTAGTTCTAGATCATTCGCAACTCCAAGATCATGGAGTTTCGTAAGCCAACTTCTATCAGATGACCTGCCAGAAAGTACGCTCACTGACCTCGTAGCAGGTTGCGTAGGAGAGGGATTGGCCGTTAAGTTTATGAATCATCGTAAAATTAGCGGTCAACTTCCAAACCCATCTGATATACTGAGCGGTAAGGTGAGAGACCTTAAGACAAAGGAGATATCAGCGATGTACTCCCTGACAGTTTCTTTGTGTTATGAATTACAACAGGCACACGAGAAGAAAGACAAAACTTGGAATGAACAAGCGGACAGGTTCTTCAATTACATGATGGACAACTTTGAGACAGAGTTGGTTGTTATGGGTGCGAAGATTGCCTTAACGAATTACAAACTTCCGTTCGATCCTAGCAAGTTGAAATCATTTGATAGGTTCCATAAGAAGTTTGGC